GCTCCTTTGTTTTTTAACTGGCATCTTAGTGGGCACAACCTTGAGGCTGGTCGCACTAGTTGACAGTGGCCACATCGCGAGTGTGGGAGGGGGAACGTTAAAATAAAACGAAAAATCGGGCCCGCCAGCCATATAGATTCTCTCCGCTGTCTCATTGGTATTGAGCTCATTATGCAGAGTTTGGAACCATGCTAGCCTGCGGGAGTACTTAATACTACGCCAAGCGTTCACATCAATAGATGTATCAACTCTAACTACCGGTAAAAAACTAGTGGTAGCTAAAAAAGGCGCAGTAACGTCAATAACTCTCGTTAGATCAGTCCATACGTTTACCATCCCATCTTCTGGTCGTGCACAAAGCACAGCTGCCGATGTGTTGGTTGCTGGGGCATAAGAATCTGTGTGAAAACAAGCCATTTTGTTGGTTGTCTTACACAGAACCTTAAATTTCATTTGTCCAGACCAGTAGACAAATAAACAAGCAAGTTGATTTAGTACGCCTTCTTTCGCACTGCCCTGAGAATAAGTCGGGCAAGACGATGGATAAGACGCCGCACTATTGCACCAGCGACGACACATTGATGAAATACTCATCTCAGTGTCAGTTTCATAAGGATAGGGTAAAGATTTACCCGCTCCAGAAACATCTTGCTTTGAAAATTCTGATATCCGCATCTGAGGGACGAAGGCTTCTCCAAGAGGAACGTTCGCCCAATTAGGATTAGGATTACAGAGAGATCGGAACTGAAAATCATCCCCTGCTGACTCATACAAATACAAGTCGGGCGCAGGAACAATATCTCCAGTACCAACCGGAGGTGAGACTTCTTGGATGACCAAGGACGGTAGATTAAAATTAGCCGTATATCCAGTAGGATATTGAGGCCAAGTTGGAATCCACTGGTCCGCGCTAAGGAAAGGGATGGTAACATCAACCCTTGTAGTTCCTCTAACGGTGACATCTGTGATAATCTCATTACCGAGAGTCCCAATTGGTGGGCCTCCACCCCAGGTAACTATAACGTTATATCTAGTTGAGATGACGGGAGAGGAAAATATAATGATCGTATAGCGCAAAGATCCGCGC